ACTCCGCGCGAGATTTCGCAGCAAAACCTTTAATTTATGGGGGGTTATAGGGGGAAATAATTAAATATGGGCGGCAAAGGTTCAGGAGGCCACAATCTTAAGACGGAGGAGCAAAAGGAACTAGAGGGTTATCCTGGGAAACGCAGACCCAAAACTCAGGAAATACTCAAGCCTGCTCCGTTGCCCGAATTCAAGATGCCTTCCTGTCCCAAATGGCTTGACGCCGAAGCAAAGAAAGAATGGCGCCGTATTTGCAGGCAGCAGATCAATCTGACCCCGAACGACTGGGCAACATTGGCCGGCTATTGTTCCGAATATGCCAAATGGAGAAAAGCTGAAGAAATACTTATCGCTGGGGGGTACACCCAGTTCGCTCGTCATGGCACTGCTCCCCGGCCTGAAGTCAAAATCTCACATGATGCTCTTGCTCAAATGCGTGCTTTCGCCATAGAGCTGGGGATTACCCCCAAATCACGAATAGCCACGCCTTCGCCGCCAAAAACCAAAGAACCTGAAGACCCCATGGAAAAAGCTCTTGGCACTAAGCTCTACAAGTTGAATTAAGAATGGCTCACCGGAAAGATATTCAATTCGGCGTCAATAAAACCAAACTACCCAGAGGCGCGCCAAAGGGAACATATTTCAGCCAGGAAGCGGCAGACCACGCCGTAAATTTCATCCAGGCACTGAAGCACTCAAAAGGGGAATGGGCCGGCAAGCCTTTTATACTGCTTCCGTGGCAGCGCAAAATAATCGAGGAAGTGTTCGGGTGGCTGAAGCCAGACGGCTTCAGGCTGTACAATACCGTCTATATCGAAATCCCGAAAAAGAACGGGAAATCGGAACTCGCGGCCGCTGTCGCGCTTTATCTCTTATTCAATGACAATGAACCCGGCGCCGAGATCTACGGCGCCGCCAGGGACAGAGACCAAGCCCGTATCGTATTCGATGACGCCGCCGACATGGTAATAAGGTCGCCGGCATTGATGAAGCGATGTAAAGTTATCGACAGCATCAAGCGCATCGTTGTCCCATCAACGCGCAGCTTTTACAGGGTGCTCTCGAAGGAAGTTGGGGCAAAGCACGGGTTCAACGTCCATGGCGTAATCTTCGACGAGCTCCATACCCAGCCGAACAGGAAATTATACGATGTCCTTACCAAAAACACCGGCGACGCCCGGCGGCAACCGCTTTACTTCCTCATCACCACTGCCGGCATAGACCGCAACAGTATCTGCTGGAATCAGCATGAGAAAGCCCGGCAGATTATCAACGGCAACCGTGTCGACCCGACATTTTACGCGGTGATCTATGGTCCGCCCGACGACGAAGCGGAAAAGTGGGACTGGGAAGACGAGAATAATTGGCGCGCAGTCAACCCCTCGATCGGCGCCATCATCGACATTGGCAAAGTGCGTGATGCCTTCCGCGTGGCTAAGGAAAACATCGATGAAGAAAATATCTTCAAACAGCTTCGGCTCAATATCTGGGTGAAACAGAGCCGGCGCTGGATGCCAATGGTCGCCTGGGACAAATGCGGTAAAACCCCTATCGATATTGAGTCATTAAAAGGGCGGACCTGTTACGGCGGCTTAGACCTTGCCAGCTCGAATGACTTAGCTGCCCTGGGGTTGGTGTTTCCCCGCCAGACCGGAGAAAAAGAAGACCCTGAAACGAAACAAGTTGTCAGCGAGTATGCCTATGACGTGCTGATGCACTTCTGGGTTCCCCAGGATACCGCCGATGACCTCGCCAAGCATGACCAGACCGATTACACCCGGTGGATTCACGCCGGCTATATAACCGCCACCGAAGGCAACGTGATTGACTACGGCTTTATCAGGAGAACATTACGGGAGACGCGCGGGTTCTATAATCTCCGTGAGATGGCTTATGACCGCTGGGGAGCCGTGCAGCTCGTCCAGCTCCTGGAGGAAGACGGATTCTTGGTCGACCCGGAGGCAGTCAAAAAGAATAAGTTCAGTTCTGCCCCTGTCGTCGTTCCTTTCGGCCAGGGCTTTGCCTCCATGAGTGCGCCGACCAAAGAACTCATGACCCTGATTCTCCAGGGGCGCATTGATCACGGCGGCAATCCCGTATTGAGATGGAATGCTGATAATATGGTCGTCAAAATTGATGAGGCAGGCAATCTCAAGCCAGACAAAGCCAAAGCCACCCAAAAGATAGACGGCATGGTCGCCCTCATCATGGCCCTCGACCGCGCTATCAAGCATAACGGAGAAGACGAAACCTCGGACGACCCTGGCATAGTAATCATCTAATCCCTGGAGGTCATTTTGAAACTGGGTTTTTTGAAAAAGTTAAAATTAACGCTGCCGCAAGTCAAAGTCGACCGCAGCGATATCCTGTTTCTGCTGGGTGGAGCCGCCGTCTGCGCCGGCATCTGGATGCTGAAGCCGGCGGCTGGGGTTATTGCGGCCGGGCTCTTCCTGGTTCTCTTAGCGATATCGTTGAGTAAGCCGACAGGCGGGTAGAGAATGAGTTTAGTAAGAAACCTGATGGAAAAACGCTATGACCTGGCAACGGCTTCGAGGCAATTCGAGGAGGGGATTTTCGGGCGCCCATCCGCTACAGGCGTGAGCGTCACTCATAACAGCGCTATGACATTCAGCGCATGGTTCGATGGCGTCCGGATTATCGCCGAGACAGTCGGTAAGCTGCCACTCATAGAATACAGGCGTCTACAGCCGCGAGGGAAGGAGCGGGCTACCAACCGCAAACTCTATCATTTGCTCCATGATGAGCCTAATCCGGAAATGAATGCTATCAGTTTCAAAGAATCCATGCAGGGGCAAGCGGTCAACTGGGGCAATGCCTTTGCCGAGATAGAGTGGGACTTGGATGTAGGTATGCCGGTAGCTCTCTGGCCTCTCCGCTCGGATAGCATGAAAGTCGGGCGTGACGAAAAGACGAAAGAACTGATTTATCTCTATACTTTGCCGGATGGCAGCCCGGTCCGTCTCCCGTCTTTCCGTGTCTGGCACATGCCGGGGTTTGGGTATGACGGATTGATCGGTTATGATACTGTATTTTTAGCCCGTGAGAGCATCGGCATGGCACTGGCGGTCCAGGAATACGGCGCCCGTTTCTTCGGCAACGGCGCCAACCCGGGCGGAGTTATTACCCATCCCAACAAGCTCACCAATGAGGCCAGAGAGAATCTCCGCAGGATATGGAACGAGATGCACCAGGGCCTCAAAAACCAGCACCGCATCGCCGTGCTTGAGCAGGGGATGGAATATCACCAGGTCGGCATTGCCCCTGATAATGCCCAGTTCATGGAAACCAGTAAAGGGGGTGTCACCGAGGTCGCAAGATGGCTGCATATTCAGCCGCATAAACTGGGTGACCTCGAGCGGGCAACCTTCTCCAACATCGAAGAGCAAAATATTGATTTTGTCGTGGATTCAATGCTTCCCTGGTTCGTCCGTTGGGAGCAGACTTGCATGCGCAAGCTGCTGCTGCCTTCTGAAAAGCCTTTTTTCCTCATTGAATTTCTTATCGATGCCCAGCTCCGCGGCGCGTCCGATAAGCGAGCGGCCTTTTATAAAGAGCTTTTTTATCTTGGTTCGCTCAGTCCGAACGATATCCGCGAGAAAGAAAACATGAATCCCATTGTGGACCCGGGAGGGGATGATTACTACATCCAGGCCAACATGCTCCCTATGAAACTTGCCGGTCAGCAGGGGCAGCAAAGCGCCGGCGCCCAGTTGGATGAGGCTCTCAAAAAAGTGGCCGGGCGCGAGAAGCAAAATATCCTCCGCGCCGCCGGCAAATATGACCAGGACTCATTCAGCAAATGGCTGGCTGATTACTACCGGGATTTGCCGGAATACATAGAGCGCCAGGTAGAGCCGTTTACAGCCGACCCTGAGTCGCTGGCCCGGGATTACATCGGGCATTCCCTCAAAGCTCTGAAAGAAATCACCCCCGCCACCGCCCCGCATCTCCTTGAAAATTGGGAGAGAAAACGCTCCGCATCCGGAATCTGGAGGTAAATCGATGTTTAACAAAATCGACCTGCTGTCCCCCGCTGAAGACTTTCGTGAAGAAGGCGGGCGGATGCCCTTTGAGTTCACAGACCTGGAAGTTCGCTCTAGTCAAGGCGGCGGAGAGAAGCTCATCCGGGGCCATGGAGCCGTTTACGGAAAGTTGAGCGAAGACCTGGGCGGATTCCGTGAGCTCTTCGAGCCCGGCTCACTCGCCGATACCATCAAGAATGATGATATCCGCTCACTCAGGGACCACAACTCCAGCTATATCCTCGGCCGCACAAAGGCCGGCACGCTCTCACTCAGAGAAGATACCAAAGGGATTTATTATGAAGTCACCCCCCCGGACACCAGCTACGCCCGCGACCTGATGGTCAGCATCGAGCGGCGTGATGTCACCGGCGGCAGCATCATCTTCCGCGTGGACGGCAAGGACGGCGAGCGCTGGTTCGTCGATGGCGAAGAGGTGGATATAGGCGATGCCTTCATGGCCATGTGGGACGAAAAGAAGCACAAGATTGAGCGCCATGTTGTTAAAGGGCGTCTCTGGGATATCGGCCCGGTGACCTTCCCCGCCTATCCCCAGACGGATGTCAAGGTGCGGTCGCTCCTGGCGGCCGCCCGTGAAAAACTGCATTTACGTGCTGAAGAGCAACCGGTGCGTCCGGGGCTAGCCGCAGGCATCATCTCAGACTTGCCGCAAGAGCAGGTTGGAGCTGATGCCGGGCGGGCTGCGGCGGAACTGGCCAGACAGAAGCTGGAATATGGTTATCCCAAATAAAACGGACAAGGAAGGAAACGGAAAAATGAAACGTATATTACTGATCATCCTCAATATTCTCGTCATGGCGTTGTGCCTCCCTGCTTATGCGATGCTGGGCGTCGCCGGCGGTGAAATGCTGCAGGTAATGGATTACCGCAGGCAAATCAAAGGGCACAAGGACAAGGGCAATCTGGTCTTCGCTCGGGCTGCCGCCGAGAAGCGGGAGCTGACTGCCGACGAACGCAAAGAAGTTGATGCCGTCAACGCTCAGATCGACACGGTCGATGAGGAGATGGCGCAGTTCATGCGCATGAACCGTATCTCGGACGAAATGCTGCGTACCTATAACCCCAACCTGCCCGACCCGCAGCGGGCCCTTGAGCAAACCCAGAAAGAGAAGCGGGCAGCCTTTTTCAATTACATGCGGCACGGCCTCGCCGGTATGACCCAGGAACAGCGGGGGATTCTCGGTGAGCAGCGTGCCCTGGTTGAGAATACTGCCGGCCTCTACCTCATACCCGAAGACCTTGAGGCGGAGATTTACCGCGGATTGCCGCAGGTCAACATCCTCCGCCAGCTTGCCCGCATCCGGCAGACTACCCGGGATAAGGTCAGCAAACGCAGTCTGACCGAGGTCTCCGTCGGTTGGGGTAAACTGGAGACAGGCAGCACCATCACCGAGTCGACCCCCACCCCCTCCAAAGATTACATTTACGCTGAGGACCTCTACGGCCTGGTAAAAATCGGCGAGGATGAGCTCATGGATGGAGATGACATCCTGGCGGCGATTATTGCCGATTCATTGAGGGTCGCCATCGCCAACGAAGAGGCCAAACAATTCGTGATCGGCACCGGCCACTCTTTTTCCAAGCCGGACGGCGTCACCCTGGACACCACCGTCATCAGCACCTACACCGACCTAGACACGGCTGACACGATGGTCCCGGATGACCTGCTCGACCTGGAATACACCCTGCCCGGCCAGTACCGCAACGGAGCCAGTTTCCTGATGGCCTCGTTGACAGCTCTCCAGGTGCGGAAGGTGAAAGCCACCAACGGTCCTTATCTCTGGACGCCTTCCCCGATGGTCGGCCAGCCCCAGGGCTTCGATGGCTACCCGGTCTACACGTCCGAAGACGTCATTGTCCCCGCCTCCGGCAATGTGGACCGCTCCATCGTCGGCATCTTCGGCAACTGGAAGCTCGGTTACATGATAGTCGACCGGATGGGCATTTCCATCCAGCGCCTCAACGAGCTGTATGCTGAGGCCGGGCTGGTCGGCTTCAAGGTGCACTTCCGCGTCGGCGGCGGAGTCATCCGCTCCGATGCCTTCCGCGCCCTGGACAACAACACCTAACCTTGATTCCTATTTAAGCGCGGGCTGGTCTGGGCCGTAGAAGCGGAGGAAAACCGTCCAGCCCGCCAAACACAAATAAAAATTCAGGAGGCTTTATTATGGACCCATTAGCATTTGATGGCATTGGCGCCACAATCACGGTTACCCAGTCCGCCTCGGGCACATTTGCCGCGGCGGTTCAGCTCACAGGGCCCAGCGGCGAGGCGCTGCTGGAAAGCCGGGCAGTGCGGTGGTACCTCTCCAAGAACTCGGATGGTTCGACCGTCGCCACCACTTCGACGGATGTCACCACATTGGCTGCCGGTACGGACGGGCTGGTCATCGAGGATGACAGCAATGTCAGCGGCGTGATGGTCGGCGAATCCGACGGCGATATTGATGTCGATATCGTGGTGCCCTCGGGCAAGGTCGTCTATCTCGTCCTGGTGATGCCTGGCAGCGGCCGGCTGGTCATCAGCGACGCCATGACTTATGGCATGTAGAACTGATGGGGGAGGGGCAAACATCCCCTCCCCCTGACCCTTCCCGCCGGAGGATGTCAGGGAGAAAAAATGAGCAGCTACTGGACG